GTAGAGCTCCACCTGTTCCGGCACGACCGCCCCCGTGATGGGGCCTTACTTCTCACCGTTGAGGCGTTACCCGAATGACCGACCAGACCCCCGCCCTCCTGACCGTCACCGAAGTCGCCCGCCGTCTGGGTGTCTCCCGGCAGCGCATCCACCAGCGCATCCAAGCCGGAAGCCTCAAGGCCGACCGGGTGCCGAGCCCGACGGGGCGGTTCCACTACCTCCTGCCCGCCGACCAGTTTGTTGACACCCCGGTGACTGCCGAGGCGATGGCCTGACGGGACCGAAAAAACCCCGAACGATTTGTAACGATGCGCGAAGGGGGGTTGATAGGCGACAAGCGACCCATATATTCCCTCGTGTCGGCAATGATGCCGACCTCTCATCGGAGACTGCAATGACCGCCACGACTACCATCCGCACCCCAAAGGGCAAGAAGATTACCGACCGCCAATACTTCGCGCTGTGCGGGGCTGCGTTCTCGCGCAACACGTCGCAGGAGTGCTCTAACGGGTGCCTTGATTGTGCCGCGTGGTACGGTGGTCCGTGCCGATGGGAAGTCGCGGATCGGTTGCAAATCAAACAAGACTAACCGCACCATCTCACCGGGCCGCGTGGTGCGGCCCCTCCCCTATCAGGAGACCATCGATGTCCCGTCAGGAACGTGTCGCCCAGCAGCTTGTCGAGAAATACGGCCTCGCCCGCGCTCGGATTCGCGCTGGGACGCGGGGCCACCGCCACCTCTGCATCCTGCCCGCCATCCAGAACCGCCGCGTCACCGAGTCCGACGTGTTCAAGTGGACCTTCTGGCATTGCGTCTCGGCCTCCCTCAACAAGATGGCCCGCTCGGATACCCTCGATGCGTGACCCCCTCTCGCCGAACGAGTTGAACCAAGTCGGCCTCGTCGTGTTAGCGGTCGGGTGCCTCGCCATTTGGATCGCCTCGCGCCTCCTCCGATGAAATGGCACAAGCTCAACCAACGGGGCGACATCGTCGCCAGCACGACCGCCCCTGACAAGGCCACCGCCTCCGCGAACCTCGGGGGCGGCACCATCGTGTCGGACCTCTCCTACCGCGCCACCGCGACGACGAGCAACACGAAAGGCATTGCGGCGAAGAAGCCCAAGTACCCGACGCTCCCCGAGGGCCATCTCTGGAGCCGGTTCGCCGCCGCCGAGGTCGGGCTCTCGCTCCAACGCTTCCTCGAGATCACCCGCACCCTCAACTTGACGCCGGGCCGGATGACCCGTATCAATGGGACGCGCCAGATGTTCTACTGGTCCCCCGAGGACATCGCGCTCGTCAAGCAGTACCACGCCAGCCGCTACAGCCCCGCCCGCCTCGCCGCCGCCGCCGCCAAGCGTCGGACCTCGCTCCTCCACCACCACGCCCGTCGCTGGGGCTGGCTCCCCACCCCGTCCGAGGATACCGCCAAATGAACTTGACCGAGACTCTCGCCGCCCTTGCTGGTTGCGCTACCGGCGTCCTGCTCACCTTCCTCGTCAAGATCTACATCGCCGAGGACCACGACACGGACGCCTATCGTCAGGGCTACGAGGCCGCGCAAGCCGAGCAGCGGCAACGCAACGAGGCCCGCGCCCGGAAAGCCGCCCAGACCCGCCGAGCCAAGTCGTGATCGACTACTGCCCGGTCTGCCACGACAAACGCACCGACCTTGACGCCATTAAGCGCCACAACATCCAATGCGCCACCACCGGCGAACGGGCCTACCCGGAACGCCAGACCTACCGCCGACCCCGACCCACCGAGGTACCCCGTGACTGGCAAAGGTGACACCCCACGCCCCGTCTCCGTCCCGCCCGAGGTGCTCGAGGCCAACTGGAAGGCGACGTTCCCCGAGCCCGACAAGCAACCAGAGACCCTCGGCGATCCCGAGGAGTGAGCCCACACGAGACGCGGGTGGGGCGCAACCGTCCCGGTCTGACATTGCCGGTCGCCACTACGCTCGTAAGGTCGGAGAGGGCGAACCTCCTCCGAGCATACCACGCCCGATGACCCGACCTCGCACCCCGTCTCCCCTCGATTCCCAAACACAGACCAATGACTAACTGGCGCTCCGTCCCCATCGGCGACATCAAGCCGAACCCGAACAACCCGCGCATCATCAAGGACGACAAGTTCAAAAAGCTCGTCCAGAGCATAAAGGACTTCCCCGAGATGCTTACGTTGCGCCCGATTGTCGTCAACGCCGAAATGGTCGTTCTTGGCGGCAATATGCGCCTCAAGGCCTGTCAAGCCGCTGGCCTCAAGGAGGTGCCGACCATCCTTGCATCCGGATTGACGGATGAACGCCAGCGCGAGTTCATTATCAAGGACAACGTCGGCTTCGGCGAGTGGGAGTGGGACACGCTCGCAAACGAGTGGGACGCGGACCTCTTGGCGGAGTGGGGTCTGGATGTGCCGGAGTTTGAGAAGGCCCCTGCCGACGGCCTCACCGACCCTGACGAGGTTCCCGAGGCACCCGCCTACCCCGTGTCGGTGCTTGGCGACCTGTGGATTTTGGGCAACCACCGCGTCCTCTGCGGCGATAGCACCAATAGCACAGCGTGGGATAGGTTGATTGTAGACGCAGAACAGGCCGCGATTGTTTGGACCGATCCACCTTACGGCGTGGCGTACACCGGCAAGACCAAAGATGCCTTGACGATTGAGAATGACGCGCTGGACGAATCCGGCCTTGCCTCGTTGTTGCAAGCGTCCCTTGGATTGGCATATACCCATTGTCGCGACGGAGCCGTGTGGTATGTAGCGGCCCCGGCGGGGCCGCTACATCTCGTGTTTGCGTCGGTACTGCGAGACCTTGACGTATGGCGACAGACTATCCAATGGGTAAAAGACCGATTTGTAATGGGCAGGTCAGACTACCATTATCGAAATGAACCTATCTTCTACGGATGGAAGCCCGGAGCGGCTCACTACTTTGTAGACGATCGTACACAGGATACCGTGTGGGAAATAGCCCGCCCAAGCGCCAATCGAGAGCACCCAACGATGAAACCAGTCGAACTGGTCGAACGGGCGCTTAAAAACAGTTCGAAGGTATCCGACGTAGTTCTTGAGCCATTCGGCGGCTCTGGCACAACGTTACTGGCCGCCGAACGCACACAACGCATCGCCCGTCTGATAGAACTTGATCCCAAATACGTCGATGTCATCGTCAAGCGGTGGCAGGACTTTACAGGCAAAGACGCCATCCATAGCGTTACGGGTGAGACGTTTAACTCAATGGCGTCAAGCAACGGAAGAACAGCCAATGGCTAATCCACGCGGTAATCCGCAGAACCTCAAGCCGTTCCCCAAGGGAAAGTCGGGCAACCCTAAAGGACGGCCCAAGCTGCCGGACATTTCCGAGGCCCTTGCCAAGATCCTTGCGGACGAAAAGGACGGCACCTCGGCACTCGAGGCGACCCTGATGGCGCTGCGGGCAAAAGCCGTTAAGGGCGACATCCGGGCCGCTGAAGCCCTACTGGACCGCGCCTTCGGCAAGCCCCGCCAGTCGGTCGATCACACGACGGGCGGTGACAAGCTGGTGCCGAACACCATCAAGGTCGAGCTCATCGCCCCCTCCGCTGACGAGTGAGCGCCCTCACGCTCCAGACCCCGCAGGCGTTCGCGTTCCTCTTCACGCCCCCGCTCGGCGACCTGCGCTACCGCGTGGCCTACGGGGGCCGAGGCTCCGCGAAGTCGTGGCAGTTCGCCCGCGCCCTGCTCATCCACGGGCTCTCGCGCCCGATGCGTATCCTCTGCGCCCGCGAGTATCAAGCCAGCATCCGCGACTCGGTGCATCGCGTCCTCGCCGACCAGATCGAGATGCTCGGCCTCGGCGGGTTCTACACCATCCAAGAGTCCGCCATCTTGGGAGCCAACGGGACCGAGTTCCTGTTCAAGGGGTTGCGGCGGGACATCGCGCAAATCAAATCGACCGAGGGCATCGACCTCTGCTGGGTCGAGGAAGCCGAGGCCGTCTCCGACCATAGCTGGCGCACCCTCGTCCCGACCATCCGGAAGCCGGAGTCCGAGATCTGGGTGACGTTCAATCCGGCGATGGAGTCCGACCCGACCTACCAGCGGTTCGTCAAGACACCGCCCGAGCGGTCGGTGGTCCGGCTCGTCAACTACCGAGACAACCCGTGGTTCCCGAAGGTGCTCAAGGAGGAGGCCGACGCCCTGCTCCGCGCCGATCCCGAGGCCCACGCGCACGTCTGGGGCGGGAAGCCGTGGGCGCGGTCGGACGCGCAGGTCTTGTCGGGCAAGGTCAAGGTCGCCGAGTTCACCCCCGGCGAGGGCTGGCAAGGGCCGTACTACGGGGCCGACTGGGGCTTCGCGCACGACCCGACGACGCTCGTCCGCTGCTGGATACACGACTCCCGGCTCTACCTCGAGCACGAGGCGGGCGGGGTGCAGCTTGACACGGACGCTACGGCGCGAGCGTTCGACGAGGTGCCGGACGCCCGGAAGTACGTCATCCGGTCCGACGCCGCTCGGCCCGAGACCATCGCCGCGCTCAAGGCTCGCGGGTTCCGTACCGAGGCCGCGCCGAAGTGGTCGGGCTCCGTGCAAGACGGCATCCAGCACCTCCGCAGCTACACCGACATCGTTATCCACCCCCGATGCAAGCGGGCGATCGAGGAGGCTCGGCTCTGGCGCTACAAGACCGACCCGAGGACCGAGGAGGTCTTGCCGCATCTGGTCAGCGGGAACGACCACATCTGGGACGCCGTGCGCTACGCCCTCGCCCCGCTCATCAAGAAGGGGCCGAGCGTGTTCGTCGTCTAACAGGCACCCGGCTACCCGTTCGGGGTCGCTTACGTTCGTAAGTGGTACCGGGGTGTCATTTACTTACCGCGCCCCGTTGTTAAAGGTTGCCCTTGCGCGGTTGCTTGCTCTCGCGTACCCTTGATGGTGGCGAGTCCCACCCCTTCACCTTCGGGGCGCACGTTTGACTGATACCGAGCGCAAGCCGTTGTTCCGGCGCGTGAGCGATGCGCTCCGCGTACTCGCAGGGCAGGAGGCCGGTGAGTCGACCCGCGCCATCATCCCGACGACGTATCCCAACTTCCCCAGCGGACAGCAGCAGATGGCGCTCGTCCGCACCGCGAACCCCGGCGAGTACCGCTACGACGGCTCGACGATCCGCAATCAGGGGTTCAATAAGCACCCGGTCGTTCACGCCTGTATCCGCGTTGTCGCGGACATCGTCGCATCGGTTCCGCTCGTGGTCTTGCAGGAGAAGGGCAACTACGAGAGCCGCGTCGGGGAGGACCACCCGCTCCA